ATATTTGTGTGTATTTCAGAGTTGTATTTCTACCCCACGATACAACTCCAGGGAACCAGCGGTATACATTCTGTGAGCTGGTTGCGAATGGGAAGTAGGAGGTATTCCATTCACTTAACAAAAGGAGAACAGTCGTCTATAGTAGCCGGAGTCATAAGTACAGAAATCGACTATAGATCAACGGAGTCATTGGTGAGCGTAAGATCCTGATATGCATTGCAGGCAGCCCGCACTACTCATCGTGAGGTGGGATCAATAGTGAGTACTCGACTGGAATTAAGCCCCGTAGATGTCCAAATCTCGGGGCTTTTTTTATGCCTATCCAAAAAAATTTCTTGACATTTTTTCTATAACAATGAGGAGAAATAACATGCCTGAAATTATACCGAGCATACATTCGGTGATCCCCACCAGTTATGGACAAACGCACACGGTCACAAAAGTGTACCAAGGCGATGGCCCAGGTGAAACAAAAGTAGTTTCTACAGTATATAATGTGACAACCTATGATTACATGGGCAAACTACAAACAGTCACAAACTCACACGTAATTGATTACCTAGTTTAGGAGAACTAAATGGATAATGTTATACAATTCCCTTCCAAACCTTTACAGAAAAAGCTAGAAGATAGCATGGAAAGTATGCGGGACAGCTTATCAGAAATGTATGAAGCATTAGAAAAGATTGACAAAGGCTATAAGATGGTGCAGGAACAAGCACATGAGATGGAAGATAGCTATCAAACTCTTATGCAAATGTATATTGAAGAAGTCGGGGAAGACGAAATTCCTCTGGAGTGGTTGGACTATTGCCCCTTCGTGGGCATGGAGCGAGATCCAGTCACCGGAAAAATAAGAATATCGCTCATAAAACCTCCGGAGAAGAAATGAAAAGTAGAAAAGATTTAGGAAGACAAATACTACAGGCGCTCTATTGTAAGTATTTGGGTGACATGGAAATGCATAGAGCAAACATCGACATCTATTTGAGCACACCCGCTGGGATTGGAGAACACCCAGACATATTGGGTGCGATTGATATGGAAGTTGAGAGAATGGCAGGAGTTCGCGATAAAATCGAGACTCTTAGAAGTGAATGGGATTTTGACGAGGATTAGTAATTGAACTATACAAATGAGCAGACCGAGTATATGGTCGAGCAGTACAAAAACAAACCAAGCCGAATCACTGTGGACAGACTAGCAAAAGAATTAGATAAAAGTCCAAAATCTATTATCGGCAAACTAAGCAGAGAAGGAGTGTATCGCCGTTCCGTCTACAAGACGAAGACAGGCGAAACTCCAGTAACTAAAACAGAACTTGTGGAGGAGTTAGCATACGCCTTTGAAGTTGATCCCGGGGTCTTAGCGGGGTTGGAGAAGGCTCCAAAACAAGTATTAAAGATCCTTAAAGGGGTCGCAACGGGGTCAGAGCTATGAAAAGATTACCTAAACTATGTGAAACTTGGGTAGACGGAAACACTACTATTGAGATCTATGAAGACGTTCAAACTGTGTCTTCATGCGATCTAACCTTCTACAGGCTACGAATAATTTCCGATGATTCTCAAAAATTTCCTGTTCTTTCAGGTGCAATCAATGAAGCAAAAAACATTTTGAAGCGAAAAAATCATCGCGAATTGCGTGAAATTGGGACGGATTTTGACTTAAGTGGAAAAAAAGAATGAGACCCGTAATAAAATATTCAATTATCACGGTCATATTTATTGTCGTAATTCTTACATCATTAAATGCGAATTAGAGTGGGATTGTTGATTGTCGGTTTAATTAAGAGCTATACTGAGAGGCACTCGCCTGACGGCTCGCTCCTCAGTATTAACGCTCTAATTAAAACTCCAATCTGCTGGAGTAGTAAATCAACGATTGACTTGATTGTATATCAAATATGTTATATATTTTACCACACTTTTTGGCATAAAGAAAGTACTATTTTTGACTACCTATGTGGCTTGCAGGACTGTGCAGTGTGCACGTAATGTAAAAAAGTTTTAATTTTAAGAAGGAGAGTTGGAAAATGACATGGAACTATCGTGTAATCTCACACCCTGCTTTAGGTTTACCTGAAGAAGAAGGGAATAGAATCTATAAAATTCACGAAGTATACTCAGACGAAAGTGGAATCATCGGATACAGCGAAGATGGTATCGAACCTTACGGCGAGAGCCGAAAAGAACTGATAACTGACTTAGCTTATATGGCACAAGCATTTGAGAGACCGGAATTGAAAGTAGAGGACATGCCAACAACAATGTTTGGAGGCGACTAAAAAGGGGCTTACGCCCCTTTTTTATTATCCGCGAATCCCATCTGGAAGATCCTCTGGATGTTTCTTGAACCACTCTTCATACCTGGGTATACCGTTCTTATCCATAATACATAGATTACTACAAATGTTTGGATCTCGATCCTCTGGTTCTGCAAATATTACTAAACCAAGAAGTACAGCAACTATTACTGCTATTGTAGCTGTTATTTCTTTACCTTCTCGAAATTTCCACCAAGTACGAAAGTCTGTCATGCCTCTATCTCTAAGTCCCACCTACAAGCATTCTTTGATCGGTTACGAGTTCGAAATGCTTTTGAAAGTGTATACTTCTCATCCCAGTTTTGGAACCAAGCCTTGCCGTCTCTTCTTGCATCTTCAAATACCGCATAGGTAAAGAAGGTAGCAAACACAAATAGAACGTGACCAATTATCAATGGCATCACATTCAACCAGCCTGCTATATAAGTACAAAACACAAGTGTCCAAATGATGGACAGTACAGTCATAAAGTATGCCTGCAAACTTGGCTCGCGTATATAGCCTATGGGATTATACTTTAGGTTCATTATAGAATCCCAACTATAATAAAACCACATCAATTTATTTCTCATCCTCGCTCCAAATAAAATCCCCACACCAGCCACTCAAAGCCAAGTGTGAATTCTTTTTTACCATCTGATGTCATCCACTCCAGCGTAATTGCTGGGAGAAAATAGATGGCGTGTGTAAACCTGTGTGTATATGTACTTATCATCCGAATTTACCTCCAGAGTTAACTTTGTTTCCTTTCTTTTCACGGAAAGGCCACTTCTTTTCAACAAATGCAGCAGGAAAATAAAGACAAGATACCATTCCGGTTATAGATATAACTGTAAAACCAAGAAGGGCCCACCAGTCAATCATCAAAGTGCTCCAAGTATATTCTCTAGGTCTGGCTTGAAGTAGCCTGGACCTTTCATTACTTTTCCATCTTCACGATGTATGGGGCGTCCATCTGGACCTAGCTTTGACATATTGCTTGCATGTACTTCTCGAAAACATTCATCGAGATCAATACCAAAAGCATGACCGGCTCCATAGACTACATAGAGTAAGTCAGTAAGTGCATCTGCTATCTCAATCATATCACGATCTGCAACTGCATCTGACAGCTCATCTAGTTCTTCTGCTATGAGTTCTAATCTAAGCTCACGAGTATCAAAGTCAGGCCAGGTAGGTTCTAGTTCAACCCTCTGACCAAATGCTTCCATAAAGTCGCCAACCAGTTCAAAGTTACTAACGTCTGCGCGTGGGTTTGTCTTCATCTTTCCTCTGCCTTTTATGTTCTCTAACCTTAGCCGCCTGAAGTTTTCTGTGACGTTTTGAACTTCCCTTTTCATGATGTCCTTTATCCTTCAGCTCTACTAACTTGTCTTTTGTTTTTCTTTTTAAGACTCTAAGAGCGCTTTCTACATTATTGTTCCTAACTAAAATTCTAATATCGGTACCCTGCCTCATCATCCCACGCATCAAAGTGGTTATAATCTTCATCCGTACCGAACCCAGCAGATGCTAGTGCATCCGCATCGCTTTCATAATCAAAAGCGAAATCCTCGAACAAATCAAGTTGTTCTTCTGGTTCCATTTCTATCTCCTATCTATAGAAAATATGTTCATTTATCTGAACTGTTTTTTCGTAATGCTCAGCCCAAGAAGGGCTAACGTATGTTGCATGATACCAAAGTGCTTCTTCTGTTACGTCTACAGTAAATCTACCGCTATAAATTAAGAGTGCTAAGTAAACACTGTCGTCCCAAGAATCTCCATTCTCTGGTTCATCTGATTTGCCGTCACAGTACCAACTAAATTGGCATCTGTTTCGTGTCTCTCCGCCTTGCTTAACAACAGAACAAACTGTGTTAGGAAAGCGTTTAGATTCTACTCTATTCATGGTAACTTGACCTACAGCAATCTGCCCTAGCTTGGGTTGATTTCTACTTTCAAAGTAGATGTTCTTTGCCAGGCAGTACAGCTCATCAAATCGGTCAACGGCATTGGCTTGCGCCGAATACAGCATACCACAAAGTACTAGGAAGGTTTTTTGAAGTGCCATCCTCTATCCTTCAAGTATTTAGTCTGCTTTACACATGAGTTATAAGTTCTATTTGGAAATAGTTCCTGTAACTCATCCCGATTCACGAAATAGTATTTTTCAGATAGCAATGTTCGTTCATCGTGAGACCAAGGTTGCTTGATATAATTTTTCATCGTACTATTATAGATGAATTGACTTCTGATGTCAAGGATTATTTTTATTTTATGAGTATTGAAAAATAGTTCTTGACATAAAATGTTGTTGCGTGTATAATATGTGATTGTAATAAAAGTAACTCTAAGGACTAGAGCAGTATGGGATTAACTATGTTAGAGCTTCAGATAGCAGTAATAATTGCATGTATGTTAGGATGCGGCTGGACCAGTTGGAAAATTGGACACCAAGCAGGTATTGTTAATGCTTTGAACTATCTCGAATCAAAAGGAGTTATAGAGTTTGACGAATAGGCTTGAGCAGCCTTTAAACGCTCAATATTGACAAAACCAAGCCTTCCGAAAGGGGGCAAAGTGTACACCGTAAGGGTACAAAGGAGAAAAAAATGAACAATCTAGCAAGATTGAACATGGCAGATTTCCCAAAGTTCTTTTTGGGATTTGACCGTTTTGAGAATAATGTTTATCAACTTGATAATAGTTATCCTCGCTATAATATCGTAAAGACCGACGGAGGTTATAGAGTGGAGTTGGCTGTTCCAGGGTGGAACAAGTCAGATATTGAAATAACTCTACTCAAAGACATACTAACTGTCAGAGGGGTATGTAAGCAAAAAGCGGAAAACGAAGGTGAGTCATATATCTACAAGGGGTTGAGTGGAAAGGAGTTTACCCGTACTTTTACGGTAGGAACAAATATCCATCTCAATAAGGCTTACATGAACAAAGGACTACTGTGTATCGACCTCGAGGAAGTCATTCCCGAGGAAGATAAACCGAAGGTAGTTACGATAGAGTAAAAAATGAAAACGATCATACAGCGCCTGAGGGACTGTGACGGTTATGCTTGCGAAGCATTTTGGAGTTATGCAATATTCTTCAGTATGTTACTAGCAGCCGCTGCACACTAAGGGGTTCGGGCGGGGTCGCTCCCCGCCCACTTGATCGAGCCGGAGAACAATTATGGCACTAGGATTTTTAAAAGATTTAGTTGGACCAGTCACAGGTTTGGTATCAGAATTTATCGAAGATAAAGACCAAGCCAATAAGTTAGCACATGAGATTGCTACACTTGCAGAGAAACAACATCACGCAGAAGTGATGGCGCAAGTAGAAGTCAATAAACAAGAAGCAGCCCATAAATCGCTTTTTGTCGCAGGATGGCGTCCTGCAATTGGCTGGATATGTGGACTGGGTATGTTATCCAACTTTATTATAGTGCCAATGACAAATTTTGTACTTGCACTGGTCGAAAGTCCAGTTGTAGTACCTTTAATCGAATTAGAAACAATGATGCCAGTTCTGCTTGGAATGCTAGGACTGGGCGGAATGAGATCGTACGAAAAGGCAAAAGGAGTTGCGCGTACTAAATGACAAGAAAGCAAAGAATAAGAGAATGGCAAAGAATGTCAGAGTGTTTTCATCATCATGAAATGGAAATGATAAAGCAACATAAAAAAACTATGCGCATACCTCCCTGTGTTGGACACGCCTACGCGAACGATGCAATGGAGTTAGAAATGGAAAGACAAAGAAGAGATATTGAAAAACAAGCAGAAGTAATTAAGCAACAACAAGAGGCAGAGCCTGGAATGTTTAGATACGAAGAACAAAAAAGAAAAAGCAAGAGTCGAATGGATATAATCGGCCAAAATGGAAACGACGGAGAACATTACGATAAAATGCCAGACGGAAGATGGAACTGGTATGGGGCGGAGGAAGAAGAAGAAGAAATACGCTCTTTCCATAAAGTAGACGGCAGACACCCTGAGCCAGATGCCACTGGTGCAGAAGATGATCTGCCTTATGCTGCAGAGGATTGTGCAAGAACAAGAGGAAGCTATGAGATTTGATCAACTGTATGAACAGTTAAAAATTGATGAGGGTGTAAAGTACGAAATTTATAAAGATCACCTAGGGTATGAAACCTTTGGAATTGGGCATTTAATTACAGAAGGAGATCCTGAATGGGGTCAGCCTGTGGGCACTCCTGTAAGTGAAGATCGCGTAAAGCGTTGCTTTGAAATAGATGTTCAAACTTCTATCATGGAGTGCTATGCTCTTTACAACGAGTCTTACTTTGAAGACTTTCCAGATGAAGTACAAGAGATACTTATTAACATGATGTTCAATATGGGACGTCCTCGTTTGTCACAATTTAAGAAGATGAATGCAGCTTTAAAGAAAGATGATTTCAAAGAAGCAGCAAAAGAGGGTCGTGACTCTCGATGGTATCGACAGGTGACAAATCGAGCTGAAAGATTGATGAGTAGACTCGAAAATGTTTCTTGACTTTAAACGCTTAACCGAGTATAATATGCTCTATGAATATTTTTATACTAGATGAAGATTTAGATAGGTGTGCAGAGTATCACGTTGATAAACACATTATCAAAATGCCGCTTGAAGCAGCACAGATGCTCTGCACGAACATGTGGATTGATAAATACTTTGGATATGTTCCAGAGAAACTAAGTAAAGAACAGCTTGCAGTATTGCGAGAGGCGAAAAAGAATGAACCAAGGGACTTCCCTTACCTTCCTACAATGCATAACCATCCCTGTACTATTTGGGCTCGTAGTAGCCTGGATAATCATGAATGGCTACATTGCTACGCTATATCTCTCAACGATGAGTACGGATACCGATACGGAAAAAGCCATAAATCAGTGCATGACGTCACACTCAAATTACCCGACACAGTACACCTACCAAGACTGGGGCTCACTCCATTTGCTCAAGCTATGCCAGACGAACTCAAAGGAGACGACGCAGTAGAAGCCTATCGACGTTTTTATCACAAAGACAAAGCAACTTTTGCTTCTTGGAAGTTCCGAGAAAAACCAGTGTGGTGGAATGAAGAAGAGGCAGATTACGAGGAGAGAATAACACGATGAGAGGAATAATAGTTATTATAGCTATTGCTTGTTTGCTATCCGCTTGTAATATACCGGGTGGTAGAAGCCATTGGGATTACTATAGTCCTGAGAATGTAAACTGTGCTCCCGAGCAGATAGAATATTGCCGACAGTATGGGCCCCACATGATATGTGAGTGCCTAGCATGAGAAATAAAGAAGTAGAAATATGGCCCGTACATTTTTCAGATGACATACCTCGCTGGAGAGTAGTTAATCTTGATGGCGGGGTTATTGTAAGAGAGCAGACTTTTCATGATGAAGAGGAGGCTTTAGAGTATTACAATACTTTGAAGAATATAAATGACGGGGATTAAGTACGACGGTGAAAAGCCAATGATGCACTTACTTCCTCCAAAAGCTATCAACGAGGTAGCAAAAGTATTAACATTTGGAGCACAGAAGTATGATGAAGAAAATTGGAGAAAACTTGATAACCTACAGTCTCGCTATACTAGTGGTGCTTTGCGGCATATATTTGCACACATTGATAGTGAAACCCTGGATACAGAGTCTGGACTCTCTCACCTAGCACACGCCATTTGTTGTTTATTATTTAAGTTGGAGATTGAATTAGAAGATGCCAAGAGTAAAGAAGAAGAGCCACGAGAATCTGACGTCACAGAACATCAAGCATGTGATCAGTCTACTGAATCCGACGAACTCAGCGACAAAAGCTATAACGAAGCGGGAAGCATGCAGCATATTAAACATCTCATACAATACTACAAGACTTGATAAAATACTTGTAGACTTTCACGAACAGAAAGAGTATCGTGCTCGTAGAGTCTCACAGAATCGTGGCAGACCTGCACGACCTGATGAAATACAAGATATTGTAAGAGAGTATCTATCTGGTGAGAATGTAAGTAACATTTCAAAAGGTCTTTATCGCTCTCCTTCCTTCGTGAAAAGCATTCTAGAAAAGATTGGAGTACCACAGAGACCTACTCAACTAGAGGGGCGTAAGCAAGAATACTATTTACCCGAAGAATGTGTAGCAGAGGATTTTGAAGAAGGAGAAGTTGTATGGTCTGCCAACCATCATGCTCCTGCTGTAATTGATAAAAAATTATCAAAAGAACACCAAGATAGTAAGCCGGGTATACAAACCGTAAACTATGTAGAAAAGTATGGGGCTGATTGTTACAGTATTTATGTGAGACAAAAACCTTCTTCAGAAGATTTATGGGATATGCCAGATGTGGGCGGCTTTTATGCTTTCTCCCTGTCATATGACCTGGGCAAACTAAAACATCTCGAAGAATATGGAATCGACTTGGCAAAACTATGAGTATACAAGCATCAACAGTTTTAGGTAGATTAGAAGTTTGTTCAGATGTAAAGATTGTTTTTAAGAGTCTTACATCAGATAAAGTTCATACAGGACATTATACTCTTGTAGACAAATATATACCACAGTCTACAAATACAGAAACTATTGTTGCTTGGGATATTGAAAATGAAAAGTGGCAAGACATTCGAGTAAGTACAATTACTATGTTTATAGGAATAGCAGACTAATGGATTATATGTGGCAACATTATTGTAAAGTGGAGAAATCACTTATGGGCGTAGAGAATGGAAAACCCTGCAACTGGTGTGGGGCAGAAGAAGAGAAAAGTAATATTTATAAAGCTAAATTCTGGATGTATCCAGCAAACAGATTTGGTACATGGGAGGAATCACAAGAATATTACCGACAGTTAGATGAAAATAATTCTTGACAAGAATGTCAATTTGAACTATAATAGGTTTTCATAATTAAGGAAACCTATGGGCGACCGATTTTATTTTCAGCAACTTAATGCTCTGGGCACTTGTCCAGGGGCTCGTACAACAACTAAAAGGAAACGCAAAATGGCGTGGGACGACGACAAAAAAGCAGCGGTTATTGCAGCATACGAAGAGCAAGAGCCGACTCCAGAAAACTCAATGGAAATTGTAAAAGAGATTGCCGATGAGTTTGACGAATCACCTAACGGTGTACGAATGATCCTCAGCAAAGCAGGTGTCTATGTAAAAAAGACTCCGGCTGCGAGTGGGTCTGGTACCAGCTCAAGTGGTGGTAGCGGTAGCCGAGTATCTAAAGCAGCAGCACAAGAAGCTCTTGTTGCAGCTCTGACAGATGTCGGTGCAGAAATTGATAACGATATAGTTGAAAAACTAACTGGCAAAGCAGCACAGTACTTTGCAGGTGTGATTGGGGCAATCAACAGCTAATCTCTCCCTCCTTCGAGATAGGACAGCGAAAAAACTTTTGCTAACCTACCTAAGGAGTAACATTGAAAAAAGAGGATTTAGCAAAGTTAGTAACTGACTATGGCGATGCTATCATTACCTATAGAAGTGAAAACTCTAAAAAACTAAAGTATAATGTTTGCACACTTGACTTTAGTACCCCCTATATCCAAACAAAGAAAAATCGGGCAAAGGAGTCTGACCGGACTCTTTTGCTCTTTTGTTGGGATACAGACTCGTATCGACTACTCAAGCCTAGTAATGTAACGAGTGTAGTACCTCTATCTTCTGTTCTTAAAAACGAGAACTAGGGTGGAGTTGTACGAGGCTCCCTCAATGTATGAAAAAGTCATACACTACAATGAGGACAAAGAAATACAGGTACGTCTAACTGTCAATACTTTTCGCGGGATTGAATACTTACACCTTCGTAAATACTATTTAGCATTTACAGAGGAGTGGCTTCCCTCGCCTGAAGGAATTGCAATGGAGTTAGATTTCGATAACTCACGAGAACTCTTTGCAGGATTAGTAGAAATATTATCTTTAGCAGAAAGTAAAGAAATACTAGAAGAACATTTTAAAGATTTTCTTGACCAAATCTACAAATAACTCTTGACTTTACTCCTTAAATCCTCTATAATATATAGAAATAAGTGAGGAAACTATGCGCGACTTTTTAGAACATGCCGCCAAGAAATACTATGACGGTAATCCAATTATATCGGACGAACAGTTTGATGTACTTGCTGATGTCTATAAATTCAATGATGTAGGTCATCAGATAACTGATGGCATTCCTCACATTCAGCGTATGTATTCTTTGCAGAAGTTCTTCTCAGTAGAAGAATGTCCTGCCGGTAAAAACGATAAAGGATATGTAGGCAGCCCTAAGCTAGATGGAGCAGCAGTATCTCTCGTTTACATAAAAGGAGATTTACAGCTTGCTCTTACTCGCGGGGATGGTATACACGGAAAAGACATTACAAAAAAGATGCAACATATTGTACCTCTTAGAATTG